CAAAAGGTTGCGCGCGCCCGCTGCCAATTGCGCCAGCGTGTACGTAGGTGAGGTGAAAATGCTGGTTGCCGACGAAAATGCTTCGTTATCGTCAACTTCAACCGAAATGATGATGCTGGTCAAATTGTTGAACGATTCGACAACACTAACCCAAAGCGGAATCCGATTGCCCTTACCCGCGTCAAAGGCAATAGGAGACGAAGCCCCGGAGGGCGTCCCCGGCTTACCAAGGTTGATAACGTTAGTCGAAACCGCCGTAGCTGTAACAGCTTGAGCGTTTGAAAACATCTCTTGGAGAGAAAAAATCATATCAAATATCCTTATGCAACGAGGGCTTCGTTATTAACAAGGCCGTCAGTTTCCCGAATGGGAATGTCGCGCCATGTCATAACTTCTTTGCCTTCAATTTCCTTGGGAACCAAACGAACGAAATTGTCACTTGCGCCCGCGTTAGTGCCAAGCAAATCAAGAACCTCAAGCGCAGTGCGGTTCATATACAAAACCGTATTGCCGGGGCTTACCATGCCACCATTCTTGATATTCATGTTGCGACGGCGCTGCATCTTGTAATAAGCCGAACGCAGTAGCGCGAACAGATTCACGCTACCAGCAAGCGCTGCGCTTACGTCAATATTGCAGATACGCGCATTCCAACGAGCATCGCCAATCGCAAGACCTACATGCTGACGGAATTCTTCGATCTTAGCGAAGTAAGTGTTGCCGTTGGCGTCAACTGCCGGATGCTCACCTTTATCCTCACGAGAAATGCCGCCCATCGTCCCCTTGGGATAGATAAGCTGCGTCTTACCTACGCCGTGCGTAACAAACCACATCGACATGTTATCAGCGCCCACACCGCCGCCATTAACAACCGTTGGATTGGCAAGAGTGCTGTAACGCGGAGAAAGGCCGTGGAACTTTTCAGGCTCAAGGCGAGCGTCACCATAGAAATAAACGCGCTGCACTTCTTGCGAGATTGTTTCCAAATGCGCCTCTGCTTGGCTTGCACGATAAGCCGCCGCGTTTGGCTGCGATTTCAAGATACGCGTGTCAACTTCGCATGAACTTTCAACGAAGCCCGTAGCGTCCTGAATTTGCTGCGTGATACCCTTTGAACGGGGTACACCTTGATACATCCGGCCCCATGCAGCGTCAGGAAGCGCTGTGCGAACTGCGTGCTTATGATTAGCGCCGTCATTACACTCAACCATCACGGAATCTTCCATGATCGGGTTAAGCGTATGCAGCGCTTCGATCACAGGGATAACAGCCCCTGATCCCGTTTGCGATTTGTAAATATCGACCAAGTCGATAAACTTGTTACCAATTGTTGCCATTTTAGGCTCCTAAATCAATCGTTTGGATACATGGCCTTCAACCAATCATCCGGCCCTTTCGGAGCCGAAACATTGGTTCTAGCCGCTGTTTTAGGAAGGGCTTTGGCGACACGCTGGCCTTCTGCTTTGCTCTTTTCGTACTCATCCCATTTCTGAGCTTTAACGCGCCATTCGTTAGCGCGCTTAATCGCAAAGATATCGGATTCATCTAATTCAGCATAGCCAATTGTGTTCTCGCCAAATTCTTCCTTTAGATTGATTGGGTAGCCGAGTTCTGCGCCCGTGGTCTCAATAAGCGAACGTGCGTCCGCAGTGAGGTCGTTTGCCGATGAGTCGAACCAATCAGGGTTTTCGCTGACAATGTTTTGCCATGAAACTTTCGCGCTTTCGCGAATGCTGGCCATAGTGGCCAATCGTGCTTGCTCTTGAAGTTTGTTGCGCTCGCCTACAATCTCTTGAATTTCGTCAAGGGCGGCGGTGTATCTTTGTGTCTGCGCGTAATGTTCCAATCGATCCGCGTCAGTGCCAGCCAACAATGCCGGATTGGGCTTTTCAGGCATAAACCGCGACACAACCGATTGAAGCACTTGCGCGCTATGATCATAATTTTCTGCAAGAGCCTTATGAGCTTCGGACGCGGCAAGGGTTTTTGCCCGCGCCGTTTCATTACTCAAATCCTTTAGCTTGGCGTCTCGCTCGCTTTCCCGCCTGCCTACAATTGCTTGCTGTTCAGGTGAAAGCGCATCCCATACCGCCTGATCATCCTTTGACCAGCTAATAGGCATTTCAACCGCTGGAACTTCCGCGACGACTTCAACATCTTCGCTCGCTTCAACATCTTCAACTTCTTCGCCGGATTCAGGCGCATCATTCGGGTACATCGCGTTGATTGGATCAACCGCTACAGGAACATCTTGCGCCGCCTCAATAATCTCCGTTTGGGTTGTATCTTCAAGCGCCATTCAAACTATCCCGATGTTGCGGTTAAATGCTTTTTTGCCATATTCCTTAGCAGCGTAAGCGTCAGCCATTTTCTGCAATTGCGCCTCTGTAACCGTTGCGGCGTCTCCGCGCAAGTGAAAAACGGTATCCTGATACCGCCCCACAACCCGGATCAACCCCACGGTCTTATCATTTCAAGCAAAGAGCGGCGTTCAGGCGATAGTTTTGCCATTGCCGCCGCGTAATCCTTTTCAGCCTCTTGAACGGAACCATCCGCCAAAAAGCCGTACAGAACAGTCTTGAGCGCGTGTAAATTATTAAGCGACATGATCGCCCATTTAATCTCAGCTTCATTTCCGGGCTTGGTTTGAACGATGTTCATCATGCGGGATGTCAATTGCGTTCCAACCAAATCAAACGCCTCATTGATGAACGGAAGGGCGCGCTCAACTTGCTGCGCTTTCGCAATAGGGTCATTCATCTAACTCTCCACCCTCACGATTATCGGGCAAGTCATTCATTTCAGTTTCACCGATAGATCCTACGGCAATCTTCATCTTGGCAATCTCAAATTCCCGCTCCGCATTTATCCGTTGTTGATCAGCTTCAAAATCAGCCCTGTCGCGGTCAAGTTTCCGCTTGGATTGAGCATCCTCTCGCATGATTTGAAGTTTAAGCGCCGCCGCGTCCCGTTCATTCTGCAAACGGATTTGTGCAATATCATTTTCCGCCGCTGCCGCTTGGCGCTTCATATCGATTTCAGATTGGGCTTTCTGCGCTGCCAATGCTTGCTCGCCTTTAATCTTCTCCATTTCAGGGTCAGGTTTTTCAGTGTTATCTTGCTGTTCGGGCGGGGCCGTCCAATAATCCTTGGCATTGCCTAGCATCATGTTTTCCACAAGCGCAACACCCGTTTTGTACATATTTTTAGCCGTGACAATCGGCAAGCCAGCTTGAAGCGCTTGCGCTTGAAAGCTAGCTAGTTGCGTAAGGTTCTGCACCCTATCCTCTTTGCGGCCCGCGCCCATGCCGACCAGAATGCTTGTTTCCATTTCATCGGGCCATTTGGACGGGTCAACCAAGACCATTTCGTCATCGATCATCATTTCCACAGGATCGCCATATTCACGATACAACTTGTATTTCTTGCGCATCAAGCGAGAGAAGGCTTCCGCGAAGTTCCGCGCCAAAAACATCTCTTTCGCGCGGCCTTGTGACATTTGCATCGCTGCGCCCGTAGCAGTCTTATTCAGAACGTCGCGATTAAGCCCTTGGTTGGCCTTGGTAACGCCGCTACGTGACTCCAGTTCGTCATTGAAAAGCTGCATAGCGTTGAACGCTTCTCCAGCAACGAACGGAACCTTAAAGCCAGACGGGGCATTTGCGCCCTTATACCGAATGGGAGCGCCCACTCGCATGTCGAGGATGTCCGACATCGTGCTATCGCCCATACTACCTTCGTCAACCAGAACGCGCGGGATGTTTGACTGAAACAGATTATCGATTGCCTGCCTTGCCAGAGTAGATCGAAGCAACTGAATATCGATTGCCTTATCAGCAAGCGAATTGCCGACGCGCCTGTTAGGCATGGGGTAGGGGCACCATTCTTCAAACATCACACAATCGATTTCTTGAACCGACAATATCTTTTGATTGACGCGGTGAACAATTAGACGTTCGCTATAACCATCCCCGTCAAGGTCATAGCAAACATGCTCTTCCATAAGCACAACAATGCGATTAGCGCCCGTCCGGTAATGGCTTTGCGTAGTCTGCGTCCTGCCATCACGTGCCCGCGAAAGCTGTTCGCGATCAATTGTGCCTGTCTGCAAATCGGTGTCTTCAAACTCAAAACCCATCTTGCGCAAATCAGATAGAGACTTTTCACTTTCAAATCTCACATAGGCGGCACTGTCAATATTACGCGCGTCGCGGTTAACTGAAACTTCCTCATTCGCGCAAACCTCATCCGAAAACGAAACGCCTTTAATCTGGCGACGATATGAGACTTCAAATTGAAATTCATCAATCGGATTGGCTGCTAATATCTCAACGCCGCTTTCTGAAAGTCCCGCGATATCTTCCGCCGCCATGATTTCGGTTTCATTCTTATATTGTGGCGGATGTAGGTTGGTTTTGATGATTGACGTTTTCTCAATCAACCCCGATTTCAACCAGTCGTGCAATATGCGGTAGCCATCCTGCTTGCGCATGAAGTCTCGTGTGATTAACGCCGTGGCCTGCTTTGCCATATCTTCGTTATCATGCTCAAACTCAACCGCATTGTCGCCTGAAACAAATAGTTCAAGCACGTTCTCGACCATGTAATCGACAACAGTTTGGACATCGCGCGTCCGGTATTGCGAGCGACCCTTTACCTCGTTGCCAAACAATGCCCCGTTGTAAAAATCAAGGTTGATCGCGCGAAGCGTGTTTAGGCCGTCATCCTCTCCATCATTATCCTCATAATTCAGGAAGCTGATAAATTCAGGAGGCAGGGTATCAACGTCGATTTCTTTCATACCATGTCTATCCCTGTTTCTGGCAGATTAAGCTGCTGCATCATAATCGGCACTGGCCTAATTGCCGCCGTCTCGAATGACTTGTAACCGTGGCTGAATTCGTCGTGCAAAGGATCATCCTTGAATACGCCTAGCTTATCGTTCCATTCGCGGCGGTAGTTATCAAGACAGGCGATTAACTGCTAACACGCCA